TAGCTTGCTCATAATCTTTCCACACTCTCTCAGGTATGTCTTTCATAATCAAGTATTCTATTGCCTGTTCTTCTGTCATTGATTCTACTGGCTTTGTATTATGGAGTAAATACCCTCTTGTATGCTTTACAAAGTCTGGTTGTGCTTCATCCTTCTTCAGTTCCCAATACACCCATACAGGTGGTAGTATGCCACCATTCAATGCGCACGCCATCCAATTAGGGTCAGGGTGTGTAACCTTTGCAGGTTCATCTAGGTTGTCAGGGTCTTCCCATACAATGCAATATTCACTTCTGTATGGCTCTAAATTTTGCTTTGCCCACCCTAGTCTATCCCATAAATGTGTTCCTTGAAATTCTGGTGTCATGCTAAATCTCCACAAATTTGTGTGCCATAATGGTCAACGTCACCAAATGCTTGGTCATCACTACCTCTTGACTGTAACTGTATTGACCCTGCTGCTACAGAAGTATGAGCGTGTACCATTGTATTTTCTTGTGCAGAAGTAGTTGTAGAATAATTATCATCTGTCATAGTATTTGTAAATGATACTGTTGTCTTCCCTGTGGCATCATCATTTAAACCACTACAATTAAAACTATCAAGAAACTCAGTTGTTGTTGTTCCTTTAACACTCGCCCATATTTTTACTGAACCCTCTTGCACATTCGTAGTGGTAATATTTCCTGCACCTGCAACAATAGTGATGCTGTTCTTTGCGTCTACTCCCTCTAGGGCATTTGTTCTTAGTGTACTCATGCCAAGTCTCCGTGTATTGCACTTGAACCTCTATCATTAGCATAGGTGTTATAGTCACCTGAATTTGAACATCTACAACGAATGGAGCTAGTTGTTGAACCTTGATGACTTATTATTCTATTGTAAGCATCACTGTAATTACCTCCTGCTTCGCCAGACGCACAGAAGTTGGTATCTGCAAGATTATTAGTAAGAGCGTAATTGTAATCACCGTTTCCGTTGTCTGTCTGACCAGAGCTATTAAAACTTTTACCTATGCTAAACGTACCACCATCAGTCATATTCCCAATAAAAGCCTTACACAACCCCTGCTGTAAGTTGGTAGTTGTAGAGTTACCCTCTCCTGTGACGGCAATAGACCCTGCTGTTGTTGTGCCTGTGAGTGTGTTTGTTTTGAGGGTTGCCATTATGCCAAGTCTCCAAACATTCCTATTCTAACGTGTTCACAATCTTCAGCCGTATTGTTTGCAGCGTAGCCAATCATTACTTGTGTCGAACTTGTCGTTTGCTGATCTGCAACACAGTGAGGTATTCTTTGATTGTAAGTAGAACTAGGATGCTCTCCATTTCCTCCCCAACCATAAAATACATTAGCATAGATGCTAGTAACAGCAGGTGAATATATACCTGTGTTGTTATCCGTCACAGACGCTATGTTAAAACTGTCATTTAATGAAATAGTTCCTTGTCCATCTAAGTCCATAAAGGCTTTAATGAGTCCTTGTTGGACACTCGTAGTTGCAGCACCACCCTCACTTTTAACAGTCATTTGAGCAGAAGAGTTAATTTCTATAGCCGTAGTACCATTAGTATGTTTTATATTTTGTACTAGAATATTACTCATAGTATTGCTACGTTTCCTCCAGAGTTTATCGTCAGAGTAATACCACTTGCTATGGTCAGAGGTCCTGTGACGTTAGCGTTTTCTGTCGCTTCTATTGTTGTATTCACATCCAGTGTCTGAGCATTGGTTCTAAACATACCACCATTCTTGAATGTACCTTTGTTCTGTGTGGGTATAGTAATACTTGTATCCGTTGCACCAAGATATATTACAAAGATATTACCTGTGCCAGTTGATGGAGCTTCTGTAAACGTAAGGCTTGTACCATTGGGTACGGTAAATGCGTCTACACTTTCTTGTATTACACCGTCAACGCTGACTACTATGTCTTCTTGATTAACAGTCTGGTTTAACGTAAAGACCGTTGTAGAGTTATCTCCGTTGAACTCCTGCGTGGCAGGTCTTGATGAAAAACTAGAACCAACTTGATTACCTATGTGTGGCATTACTCCTCCTATGTACTAATAGCGTCCACAAAACTAACCCAACAATTTAAAGAGTCAGCCGTGTTCGATTTAACTTTCAATACATCGCCACTTTGTAACACTATTTTACTACCCCCATCTATCAACTCTAAACTTGATCCTGCTGGTATGGGTGCGTTTTTTATAAGGTAAACATCTTGTGCTGTTCCCCCTGCTGCTGATGATGTAATAAAAGCATCTACAGTTATCTGAGAGGTAATTATGTTTGCCATTCGTATTCCCACTACTGCGTCATCTGAGTTTGACGTAAAAACTGTTCTTGCCGTCACACCTATTGTAACATCATTAGCATCGGAATCACTCGGTACTGCTCTTTCAAAATCCTGTGCCATATCCTCTCCTTTACAATGCTATCGCCATTGCTGTGGCAAAGCCTTTAGTGGCTGCCCCTATATCGTCAGCAACCTCTGATGCACTTCTACCTTCTATAGTAGTTCCGTTAACTCTAAGAAAATCATCATCAACCACACCAGAACCAAACTGAGCCACATTTGTGTTTGATATCCCCACAGCTAAAGTAGCTGCTGTTCCTAGTCCTATATCTGACCTAACTTCCGATGCACTTCTACTCTCTAAACCACTAGCTGTAAATCGTGCAAACTCATCGTCAGCTACACTTGAACTGTCTATCTTAACTGCATTTGTATCAGAGATACCAAAGGTAAGAGATGCTTGACCTCCTATATCTGACAACACCTCAGATGCTGATCTACCCTCTACGGCTGTTCCATCTATTCTTAGAAAATCATCATCTGCTACACCTGATGTGAATGTTGCAACATTACCACTACTTATACCTCCACTTGGTATGTCCGATGTTAAAGCCACCGTTCCTGCTGAACTTGGCAAGGTAATTGTTACATCAGTTGTGGAAGCAGGTCCGATTAATGTTACAGCATTTGTACCATTGTCTGTGTCTTCTTTAAAAAGTATTGAACCTGCTGCTGATGATGAGCCTGATAAAACAGGTGCTGTTAATGTTTTGTTTGTTAGCGTAGCCGTAGAAGAGGTTGATACTAATCGAGCATCACCACCTGTGCTAGGTAGAGTTAGCGTATTATTAGCACTCTCTGAGTGAGGGGCTGCCGTTACTATCTGACCATGACTGTTGTTTTCACAATTAAACTGTATGGCTCCCTGATTGGTGTTGCCTTTGACAGTAACGTGTCCTGTTCCGTTTGGAGCTAATTCTAAGTCTGCATTTGATGTAGTAACGATGTCGTTACCATTTAAGTCTAAATTACCACCAAGCTGTGGTGAGGTATCGTTTACTACGTCAACACCTGTAAGAGCTGCACCACTTCCACTAAAAGCTGTAGCTGTAACTGTTCCACCTATGGCAACATTATTACTGCCATCCTCAACAACAATCTTACTAGCAGGAACGGTTATAAACACATCTTTGGTTCCTGCACCAAAGTCCACCAGATTATTACTGTTAGAACTTGCTATGACTGATCGTGCTAGTGTTGTGCCAGAGGATGTGAATGTTCCTAGACCAACCTCAAAAGCACCATTTGTATTATCAACAATAGTATAATAGGTTGTATCAGAATTAGATAGATTAGCAGTAAAAGTTTCAAAGTTCGTAACTGCACCTGCCAAGGTGATTGT